TGGTTGAAACGAGATCCATAGCAACAGCAGAGGATGGGAAAACATACGCTGCACCGTCGTTCCAGAGCGTCTCAAACGACGTTCCCACAAGGGTGTTGAAGCCAAAGATGTTGACGGCTCGCTGATCCCACATCTTGCCTTGAGCAACGTCGAATAGGTAATGGGGGGTGGGTCTTTGCTGATGGTATTGGTACATAATTACCTCAAATTGTGTAAGCCAGCCAGACGGCTAGCACTATCCCGACGATCATGGTTACGACGTAGCCCACCAGACCACCAGTGCAATGGCTACGGGTATCAATCCAAGAGCGATAGCCAAGACAATCAAAACCTCGATCATCTGCTTTTTGCGCTTCTTGGCAGCTAATTCTTGCCGCTTGATTTCTTCCTGTCGCGCCCGCCTCGCTTCGGCCATTTTTTTCTGCATGTCATCCCAAAGATCCATGCGGTTGGTGGCTAAAAAGACAGACTTCATATTCTCACGAGACTGGCGAACCATCTCTTCAGCCATGACCGCTTTCGCAGCCTCGGCCTCGCTCATGGACCTAGCGGTATTCTTCGCCCGCTGTAGATCAAACTCCGCAGCCCCCATTCGGCCTATAAAAGCTCCCAGGGATTCAATGTTGTTAGCCGCTCCCGCAGCCATTTCCAAGGCTTTGCAGGCAGTTGTAACCGCTGCAACAGCCTCAAGGATCATTGGAGATTGCTAACCACAACAGTGACCACACCAGTCACAGCAGAGGCGACGACAAGCCACGCCAGACGTTCCCATCGCGCAGCGTGGGCATCCGCGACTTTCCGCAGATTACGCAGTTCCGTCAGAGCCTCACCCCACCGCTGGGCACACTCCTGCTCGTGCCTAGCGATCTTTTCTAAGGCTTGTTCTGCTCTATCACTCACCACGGCACACCATCAGCGGTTGTAGGATTTTTCTGTTCTTCAATGCTGGCAGTCAGACCAGCCTCAATGGCGTCTTGGTCTACTTCAGCTTGTACCCAGCCAATCACATCAGCTTCCGTTAGGTCATCGTAGGCAATGTATCCTTCAGAGGAGGGGTCTGGGGTAAAGCCACAGGTTCCATAGGAATAAGCACTGTATGTGTCCTCGCCCACGGTTTCTTCTTCAGTTACCCGCCAGTGGGCTACGATTACCCCTTGGTCTGAATCAGTGTTTCGTTCTAGTGTTGCAATAGTCCATGTAGCCATTAGTTATTCTCCAGTTGTGTGATACGCGCTTCTAGTGCAGTAATTGTTGCTTGTTGCTTTTGAATTAGTTTGAGCATCAAAGGCGCGAACCTGTCGTACTGGACTCCCTCTGGTTCTGGGGTTTCAAGTTCAGTCTCTACTCGCTCACCATTATCGCCATAAGAAACATCAACTGTTTTGTAATGAACTAGTCTGGGGTCAATTTCTGCAACCTCTTCTGCAATAAACCCCCAGTGACTATGCTCAGTATTGTCGTTTTCCAGAGTTGACCGATAATAAACAGGCCGGATGTTTAACAAAGAATCAACGTAAGCATCCTGCACATCTTCTATGTCTGTCTTGTATTTAGCTGAAGAAACAGAGCGCAAGAATACACCACTAGAATTCACCACCATGTTTGCGGAACTTGCCGAACCGTTGTTATAGGTTGGCAGGCTAGTTATGTGGCCTGACGAGTCCAGTCGCATACGTTCTGAGCCGCCAGCATGAAATCTAAAATCGTTTCTACATTTAATCTCAGAAGTACCAGTTGTATCAACGAAGCTAACGGCAACTTCTGTATCAGTGCTTTGAAATCTAGCACAATCATTATCTGAGCCAGAGTTTACGTGTAAAGCTCTAGCAGGACTGCTAGCGCCGATACCTACGGAGCCGCTAGAGTCTATGACTAAATCAGCGCCGCTTCCGCCGTGCTTACCTGACCCAATAAAAAAGCTACTGGAAGATAGTTCGTCGCTATCTCCTACGCCCATGCTGAATTTATCAACACCGCCCGACTGAAAAATTAAAGACTTTCTTCGGTTATCATCCGCGTTTACGTAAACATAGCCATTTTTGGTTGAGGCCGCTTCTAAAACTGCAATGCTTTCTCCAGAGGCGGCGCTGTTTATTACATGAAGGGCTGCTGTTTGCGAAGTAGTGCCGATACCTAAGCGTTCTGCAGAAGCATCCCAGAAGAGAGATTGACTGGTGCCACTGCTATTGTAGAAGCTGATGTCTCCTGTGCCTCCCACTAATAGACGTGACGCAGGTGTAGCCCCTGTCTTTACTCTAAATACACCATTAGCACTTACTTCTGCACCATCAATATTGTTTTCAGGAGTAAAATATCTATCTGAGTTGTATTGCAGTTTATCGCCCGCACCTAAAGTAATATCCCCTGCGTTAGTAATACCACCAGCAGTCACAGTGCCAGTAAACGTAGGCGACGCCAGAGGTGCCTTGGTGTCTATCTGTGTCTGGATTGCTGAAGTCACACCATCAACGTAGTTCAGCTCTGCTGTGGTAGCTGTAACACCGTCCAGCAGGTTAAGTTCAGTACCCGTCGCAGTGATCGCCGTAGCACCCAGAGTCAGTGTGGTTATCGTCAACGCGCTTACAGTGTTACCCGTGAGCGCAGCGTTCAGGCTGGTGTCTGATACGTTGTTGAGATCCGCTCGCGCAAGCTCGAACCCACCCGCTGTGCTTCCGTCGTGGATATGCAGGCTGTCGTTTGTGGTGTTGACAGACACTTCCCCTTCGGCACCCGTGAAACTTGAATTTTGGGACGCCGTTCCTCTGCGCATTTGAAGTTGAGTAGCCATTTAAGTCTCCAGTGTGGGCCAGTCTTCTTCTTGAAGCTCAGGCCAGTTTTCGTGCGTTGTTAGGTCGCGCAAGGCTTGCCGATATGTTCGGTATTTTAGCTTATCCATTTCTGAGAGGGGCGAGTCATTTGCCTGCGTCCAATCAGTCTCTTTCAGTGACTCTTCCCTACGATGCCTAGCAACCTTCTCGTATGGGATTGTGAATTCTTGGTCTGACCCGCCTGTAAAAATCATCGCGCCAAAGCCTCCACTGAAATGCCGCTCAGGTTCCACGAACCAGACACAATGTTCTGCTGATAGCCGTAGACTTTAACATGGACTGTGCTGCCTCCACGCAACGAAACTGAGCGAGGGATTCGGTAAAAGCCAGAAGATGAGCCAGCCAACTTGACCGCGAAGTAGTAGAGGTTTTGATCGCCGGAGCGAGTGCCGTTGATGTCATAGGCTTGGCCCAAAGTGTCGGTGCGCTGGATGTGTATGGTAATCATGCCAACGGAACTGCCGTAGAAAGTCCCACCCGCCTGAGACTCAAAACCAATAACGAAGTCTATGTTGTCTGCCGTTGTGAGGGATGTCGTATAGGTTAAGGTGGAAAGCTCATCAAGCGTCTGTGTTGAATACTTGTGGTATGGCGTAGTTGCAAGGAAGTTTGTGTAGCTCGTAGCAAACTGAGTAGCAGTCGCGAAATCATCAACAGCGCTCTTAATGGTTCCTAGTGCGTTGGATTTAATCTGCGCCGAATCGACGCCAGAATCCTTGATGACAAGGTTATTGTTGGCGTCAGTATCCATCGTCACATTGTCTAGCTTGATGACATCCGCATTTACAGTTCCAGCGGTTATTGTCCCAAGATCCGCAGAGATAGCCGATAGATTTGTCACGTCAATATTGCTTGCGGTTACAGCATTGGCGGCAATCTTTCCTGCGGTGATAGCGTCGGAGACAATGTTCACACTCTCCACAAACTCAAAGTTAGCTACCGCAGCGTCAATAGCAGCCGCAGTGATGGATGAGGTTTGAATCGCGCCGATAACCGCAGAATCAGCAAAGACCTCGCTCACATCTAACTTGGCAGCCGTGACTGCGTTGGCGTCTAATGCCGCAGTGCGGACTTGCCCTGTAGTGAGGCTGGAAGCCTGTACCTGCCCGAATACCTGCGTCTGGAGATTTACTTGGTCATCTAGGTCGGCTGCTGAAATAGCAGAAGTCCAAGACGTACCGTTGTAGCGATACAGCTTGTTGTCGGTGGTTAACATCACCACGCGCCCAACGCTTAGGTTGGCGGTTGGCAGCGTACCCACCCGCTCTATCGGTCTAATGGTGTCGCTAAACAGATCCTCTGCTAACGTGCCTGACAAGTCTGTCGTAGCAACTAGTGTAGTGAACTCTGGAACCGATGAGTCATAGCGGTAGAGCTTCTTATCTGACGTAAGGAACACCACCGAAGGCCCAGTGTATCCCGTGGGAGACGGTAGGCTAGAAACCGCAGAAATCGGCTCAACACCACTAGCAAAC